GAGCCGTCTTGTCCTTGGACGTATTTCAAGAACTCGAGCGTGTTTAGGTCGTTGTACGAAAGGAATCGCACAGGCACCACTTCATTGAGGATACGTCTGGCCTTTTCGAATTTGGGATAATGTTCGTCCCAGGTCGATTTCTCATGATGAGAGAGTTCGTAGAGAGCTTCCTGCAATACTTCAGCCGTCAGCACATAAGCGCTTTGTGACTTTGTCTTGTTCCATGCTGCCATCTCTAGAACTGTTCCCAAGTTGAGCGGACCTCTGTAGCGTACTTGTTGGGCGTCCCACCTAAAACCTCGTTTCAAGAACTCAATCTGATTCAAAGTCCTAAATGGTACGATTTCTCCTGTCTTTGTTTCGTCTGTGTATGTCATACCGAATGTCGCAAACGCCTTCGTCATCGTTTCCTGATTAAACCATGTAATGATCTCGTCAGAAATGTTAGTAACGTCGTCGTCTCCGAAGTTGTTATGTCTAACGTATTGGTTGAAACATGTCATTGTAGCCAAATGTGGAGCGAAAGCTCGGGCGCACAAAATGTACGATACACGGGTGATGATGCTGTGAACAATCGAGTTGAGTAAACTGGTGAATGGACATCCCGAAGGTTGCCCATGTGTCCACATGTAAACATTACTTCCATTCACGTGTACCGAATTCACAATGTCGAGCCAAAGCAGTTCGCGAATTTTGTCTTCTTCCGGATCATGTTCTTCTTCTGCATAAAAATGTTGAATGATCTCGAGCACCTTCCACATTACATCAGCTGGTAGAGTTCCATCGTAGTTGGAGAAATCCCCTGCTACGACTTTATCGCCAACCTGTTGTAGTCGTCGTGCGAGACGGTCCCAATCCAGCGAGTAGACATTCAGGCCTACGCAGCTCTCAAAACGGGTGTGATTACGTGTCATATGTGCCACGAAGCCATCGAAATAGCGTCGAAGGTACAAGGTTAGCACAAGCTCACCGCATGAGAACAACCTAGTCTTTCCTGCCTTCACTCTGTCAAGAGGTCGGAGCTCGTCCTTTAGTGTGTCTGACCAATAATTTCCAATCCGTTGTCCGTTCTTCAATCGTTGTGTCGCTTCTTCGTACCGCTCCAATAGTAGCGGGTGATCGAATACGTAATCATCTTCACCAAGCACTGCACGTTTCCCGTTACCCTTCGGCCATCCATAACCACACGAGGTGGAACGTTCGATCGGAGGATACCTGTCGTCTCCTGGGATTCCTGCAATTGCTTCTTCGAATGTTAGTACTCGGCAATCCTTTGTTTGATATCGAGAGTTGATCATTTGGTCGACATCGTGCGCAGCTGTTTCTAGAGCAGTGGGCTCCACCATCCAGTTTGCCTGACAAGCCTT